CTTTATTCCTAAAATCTACATCATCAACGAAAGGTGTAACTTCCCATGCCAAATCTAAAATAGCTGACCAATTAGACATAATGGAAACATGTAATTGAGCCATGTCGTAAGAAACTGTTGAATCGAACAACAAGGGGCGAAAAGACTTTTGCTTAAAACACATATGTCCGACGGTCAAAAAATATTCGGACATGTTGGCAAGCAAATCAAAAATATCAACTAAGGTTGGTCTTTGTTTTTCAACTGATTTCAAAAACCCTTCTTGAAAAAACTTAATGCCACAAATCTTAAATTGAATTCCTGATGCTTCACAACAACCAAAAGAAACCAACATTGAAAATAACTGAATGATGTATTTTAAAGCTGTCGATTTGCGCAACAACTTATAAAAATCAAACTGTCCCGATAAAAAAGACATAAATTCAGTAAAATTAAATGATTCTCCCTGTGGAGAAACTTGGTTTAACATAGCACCACTAACGTGTTCAAATAGAGTTTGAATATACGGCGATAACAATGAAAATCCTAAGGCCCTACCAGAATTGTATGTAATACACAAAAACTGTTGCATAGAAACGCTGTCTTTAACTGCTAACAAGTAACACGCCCAAATGTCAGCATTTTTGTATGACGGACACAAAGTATTATAAGCAACAACTAAATTTTGCCGAATAGGATTAAAAATAGCGTTTTCAAAATTATACATGTTTAAAATATGCATTTCTACGAAATATCTGCTATGCAAAATAGACAAGAAATCGCGGGAAAAAGCTTGTTGCTTAATAGAGTCTGGACAATATTTCAATAAGAATGCAAAAGCAAATCTTGATGCATAGGAACTCGTCGATTTGGCGCAATTCAAAGAATAACCCAATCGCTTAATCTTATCACCACAAAAAGTGATAAACCGAGTTCTATACATTTCAAAGAATGCCCATCTAATTTCACCTTCTTCAGAAAAATCAGAATTGGAACTTATGTCATCACCAAATAAATTAGGGTCAATGTCCATATCATCAGGTAAAAACCAAGAAAAACCTAAATGTGGTTTGTCCTGTACTATCATCACATGTTTCATTTTTTCATTTTTCTGTTTTTTCTTCTCTTTTTCAACTTGTTTGTCTTTCTTATCTTTAAGTTGTTTTCTTCGTTCTTTTGCTTGGTATTTTAAAGCACCAAACTTTATTTCTCCACTGTGTGGAGAAAGCTGTAGTTTACGTACTACAGAAGTTAAATCGTGTTTAACTACGTTTCTCTTTTTATAAAGAGGAGAACTCTTAAGTGTTACACCAACACATGGTGTAAAAACTTCTTGGCACATTTTAAGATTTATTACGGGGGTGCTCGCTGAGCTTCGCAAAAACTTA